TAATCGACAGCACCATCTACAAGCTGAAATTCCTAGCATGATACGCATGGTCAAGACACATAACGGCTATCAGATTCATGAGATAGTCTGCGATGGAACGGGAACGCCAGTAAGTAGCTTCCCGGCAATAATACAAGGTATGACAAGGCTTGACGCTCTAAAGTATATGGAAGATGTAATAGATGCAGCCAAGCTACCAGCTATTAGACTCAACGAAAAGCGAGATATATGATGGCAATAAAAAAACACAAGATACAAGGAGCAGGGCCGGGCAGACCTAAAGGGGTCGTTAACAAGTCTACAAGCAATGCTAGAGAGGCTATAGCTCGATTCGTGGATGGGAATGCACATAGAGTACAGCAATGGCTAGACGCGATTGCAGCAGAGAATGGGCCACTGATGGCGTTTAGATGCTATACCGACATGATTGAGTACCATGTACCAAAATTGAGCCGGACAGAACTCACAGGCAAGAATGATGGGCCAGTACAGGTGACTATCAAATGGAAAGCACCGAAATAGAAATGGACTACCAGCCCCGGCTGGCTTTCATGCCGTTCCATGAGAGAACAGAACGCTGGGCCTGTCTAGTAGCTCATCGACGCGCAGGTAAGACCGTAGCAGCTATCAATGACTTGATACGAGCAGCGGCCCTCTGTGCCTCTCCTATGCCCCTATTTGCCTACATAGCTCCCTACCGCAGTCAGGCTAAGTCAGTGGCATGGGAATACCTCAAGCACTACGCTAGACCAATACTTGCATCAGTCAATGAGTCTGACCTATATGTAGATTTAGTCAATGGAGCTAGGATAAGGCTATTTGGCGCTGACAATGCAGATGCCATGAGAGGTTTGGGATTTGATGGGCTTTTTCTGGACGAATATGCAGATTTTAAGCCTAGTGTGTTTGGCAATATCCTACGACCTGCTCTATCAGACAAACAAGGATGGTGCGTCTTTGCATCTACTCCGAAGGGTAAAAATGCCTTCTGGACTATCTATTCTACTGCTCAGAGAATACCTAGCGAGTGGTTTTGCCTTAACTTGCCAGCATCAGTAAGCAAGCTACTCCCAGATGGGGAGCTATCGGCTGCTAAAGCTCAATTGTCACCTGACCAGTATATGCAAGAGTATGAATGCTCATTCGAGGCTGCAATACTAGGCGCTTACTACGGTACAGAGATGCGAGAGGCTACAGAGCAAGGGCGCGTCACTAGAGTAGCCTACGACAATAACGTGCCTGTACATACTGCTTGGGACTTAGGATATCGGGATGATACTGCGGTCTGGTTTTATCAGGTAATCAGAGATGAAGTACATTTAATAGACTTTTACGCCGTTTCTGGTGCAAATATTGATGAAATTGCTGCAAATATACTCTCAAAGCCGTATAATTTCGGTAAGCACCATTTACCTCACGATGCTAGAGCTAAGACTCTGGCGGCTGCTGGTAAGTCAGTAATCGAGCAACTGGCGGTGCATTTCGGCATAAATAGCCTAGCTATCGTGCCTGATCTAAGTGTACAAGACGGTATACAGGCTGTAAGAAAGGTTTTGCCGCAGTGCTGGTTTGACACAGAGCGATGCAATGAAGGTATCGAGGCTTTACGTCAGTACCAGCGAGAGTACGATGAGGACAAGAAGGCGTTTCGGCAGACACCAAGACATGACTGGTGTTCTCATCCGGCAGATGCCTTTAGAATGTTAGCAATAGCATGGCGGTCAGAGCCGCGAGTCAGACAGCCTGATGCAGCTAAACCGCTAATGGTAGGAGAGCAAAACACAGCAACACTTAACGATGTGTGGGCGCAAGCAAATCAACCTAAGAGAGGCAGAATATGAGCATACAATCACCCTATAGATACCAATCCGAACACGTTGCAGCAAGTCAAACAGCACAAGTTTTAGGCGGCACAGGAGCAATCGGTGACTACATCCACAGACTAATATGCACAGTCACTACCGCTGCTACAGGCAACGTAGTTCTGGTAGACGGAACAGGAGTAGGCGTACTGACCCATACCATTCTCCCAGCATCGCCCGGCACAGGTATCAATGTATACAATATCGAGATCAACGCTGCATCTACTACTGGCGCATGGAAAGTAACGACAGGAGCAGGTGTTGAGGTCATGGCAGTAGGCATATTCTCAGCATAATGCCTAGTCCTAAGCAACTAGCCAAAGCTCTAGCGTATCGGGGGGAGATTAGAAACACGCCACAGAATAGTTTTCTAGGTGGTGTAGCTAACTTTCTTGCTCCAGTATCAGAGTTTGCAGACCAGTACAAAATATCGGACAGGATACCTTTTCTTGGCGGTATGAGTGCTGCTGACCTAACCGGGCTGAAGGGAGCGCAAAGCCTTGTAAATGACATGAGCTACGGCAAGTCACCTATTAGCGGGGCATCACTACAGACCACTAAGGTAGACCCTAGAGTGATTGACCTTGCTGGTGTGTCTGGTGCAATGATGCCTATCGGCAAGGCGTTAGGCAAGGCTGCACTGAGAGAGGGCGCTAGACAGATCGAGACGGGTACTGGAGTGCTGGGTAGGAATGTGATTGACCCTAGACAGCGTATGTTTGCGGGTGAAGGAGCTAAGACAGCAGACAAACAAGCTCTCAAGGTAGCAAAGGATATGAAAGCCGCCGGAGTTCCTGATGAGGCAATTCATGCTAAGACAAAGTGGACGTTTGGCTTTCCTGATGGGAAACCTAGATTTGAGATTGATGATAGCGCGGCAAAGGGGCAATTTACCCATTTATCACCCAGCACGGATAGGTTGGCAGAACAAGCAATCAGTCACCCAAGTCTTTATCGGGAGTATCCTGAGTTGTCACAACTCAATCAACTAGGCTTAAAAGAAGCCCAAGAGTCTGGAAGTTTCTCTCCTACATTTACAAACGATGAATATACTGGCGGTTCAATACTAGCAAAAGCTCCTAATGAAACTGGTATCAAGTCTGTAGGACTCCACGAACTCCAGCACGCCATCCAGCAGCGCGAGGGATTTGCTAAGGGTGGAAATCCCGAAATGTTCTATGCCAGTCGCGGCACGATATCAGGTGATGCTCTGACCCCAGAAGCACAAAACATTTTCAATAGCGCGTTAGTTGGCAAGAGTTCCGCAATGCCATCAAATGAGTTGTCGTTTCGACAAAAAGCAGCTACTCATGAAGCCTATCGCCGTTTAGCTGGTGAAGCCGAAGCTCGTCTTACGCAGTCACGCATGAACATGAACCCAGCGGAACGCGCAGCCTCATACCCGCCTAGTATGTTTGACGTGCCAGTAAAAGATCAGATAGTAAGATATGGTGATAATGTAGGCGGTGCAATGATGCAGCGACCTAAGACAGAGTTTGAGATACTGCATGACACAGCACAGAGAAACGCTGCGCTACCAGTTGAGCAGGTTGGGCTAGGACTGCCAGCAAATAATACCTATATAGACAGAGCTAATGCTCCGGATATGTTCCCGACAGACGCTTATCATGCGACTAATGTCGAGTTTGATTCTTTTGACCCGTCAAAAACCAAATTTGTAAATGGTGTGTTTAGTTCAACAGACCCAAGCGGCGCTTCTGCTTATGTAGAAGCTAAAAACGCTGGCTTACCGACAAAACATGAGGGGGGATTTGTTATGCCCCTTCGGATAAATAATGAAAAATCTGTTACGCCAGAATACTTTAACCTTAACAATATAAGAAGTGGTTTAGCAGAGGGTAATAATGTTGTTGGCGGGGATGTTGTCGTTATTCCAGATGCAAAAAACATACGTTCCCGCTTTGCAGCTTTTGACCCAATGCGTAGACATGAAGCAGACATTCTTGCTGGTGTAGGTGTTGGCGGGATGTTAGACCCTCAAGCAATAGCTGAAGCACTTAGACAACAGGACAGAAAATGACCGAAACTCCAATCGAGAAGTATCTGAACGTAATCGGCGCATACGACAACGAGTACAAGAAGTGGGAGGCTCGTGCTGCAAAGATCGTTAAACGCTACAGAGATGACAACCGCAGCCAGAACTCTAACGAAACTGCAAAGTTTAATATTCTCTGGTCAAACGTACAGACTCTAGTACCAGCGGTCTACTCTAAGCTACCTATGGCTGACGTATCACGCCGCTTTGGAGACAACGACCAAGTAGGCCGTGTTGCCTCACAGATCATTCAGAGAGCAATTGACTACGAGATTGAGCATTACCCAGACTTCAGAGCAAGCATGAAGAATGCGGTACAAGATCGCTTTCTTGGTGGTCGCGGTGTTGCATGGGTACGCTACGAGCCGCACCTGATTGAGCGCGATATGCCGGAAGATGGGCTACAGGTCACTGAGGACGCTGATGAGGTAGAGAACGATACAGCAGAGACTTATGAAGAGATCGAGTACGAATGCGCTCCTACAGACTACGTTCAC